CTTTTACATCTATGTAACTACTTATGTCATAGTTTGTGCCTTCAACATAAAAATCATCTAAAGTTTTTACAATTACAGTTCCAGAGTTATCAAGATAAGCAACTAGATTAAACATTTTAAATATACCAGTAAGAAAGTCTAAAACTTTAATGTCTGGTACTTGTGATGTTATAGTAAACTCAAAAGCTGCTGGTGCTGTATAACTTATAATAGGAAAAATGTCAGCTTCTTGGTCTGGGTCATAATATTCAAAAGCCCAAGAAATACTTGAGAAAGTTATAGCTGCACTATAATTTAAAGTTGCTGTGTACTCAGAGCCTACGTTTATAAATGGTGTTAATATTATTTGCTCGTTTTGACTTGTTATGTTACTTCTTGTTAAAATAGTTTGACCATCTCTTTTAATAACAATTTCATAAGGTGTGGTATTTGTTCTTATTAACACTAACTGTAAAACACCAACGTTGTCGTCGTTAGTTATTTTGAAAGTTGAATTGTTAACCATCTCAGATACTTCGCCTCCAGATACTGACCATCCATTAATTAAATTTGTAAATTCAGCACCAGAGCCACTTTCAACATTTCCCTTCTTTCTGTGAAGCCACATAAACAAACTATAATAAGGTAAGTTCGTAGAATTAAAAAAATCATTAGAGAATGTTAAGTTGTATTGTGTTTCAATAGCTTCTATTACTTTACTAACTCTAAGTGCAAACTTTAAATCTGTCCATAATACTCCGTGTTGATGTGGATTACCTCCTCCACTATGAAACCATAAATTACCAGAAGGCTCAGTATCGTGTCCTCCAGAATCGTAATATAATCTAGAAGATGTACCACTGGCTCCAGAAGTAATCAATGGTGTTATAATATTATTAGTTGTTGGGTCTGCTTGTAGTCTAGATTTTATTTCATTTGACTTATAGTCAAGAGACAAAGAGTTTAAAGAAACTAATTGATTAAGCTTATCTTCACCTATTAAGTCTTTCAAGTCTACTGTATTACCAAAGAAAGTTAGCTTGTATGCGTAAGCTATATTCTCTTTTAATGTAACACCCTCAAGTTTTATTTTACCTTCTTTAAACGGGTAGCTATTAAGTTCTATTATACCAGCTTTTTTTGTTCTCGCATCAAAACCGCTTACTATATCGAAGTTATAATAATGTTTAAATATTTTATTATTCTTCTTAGAGGCTGGAACATTAAACGTTTGAGTAAATGAAGTGAATATTTTAGAAACGTCTTTAGCGTTTTTAATTGTTTGTGTTAATGATACAGACTCATCTCCAAATAAATCTAATCTTTGACCTTCAATATATAACTCAATATTTTGCATTATCTAATGTTATTTATTTTGTTGTTAGCTATATCAAACTCTATTGTATAATCTATTAATTTATCGTTTAGTGATGTTTTATAAGTAACTGATTTAGTTTTAGGCACTAATGGTCTTACTAACACTTCTGTTTCTGTTACAAAAGTAGACCACACTTGTTCGCTTAGCATTAGTTGCTCGATAACCTCGTTGTAGTCTTCTGGCATATATCCAGTATTCATTGTATAGCTGTCATTGCCTTGCACCATAAACTGAGTTCTTTGATGTTTATAAGTCTTATAGCTTAACGAATCTAAGTCAAATACAGAAGACTTAAACTCCTCTCCTTTAACGTCTGTTTTTTCTATTGACTTTTTAAAGAACATTATATCTTGCAATGCACCAAACTTATTTACAAACGTAACTTTTATAGGGTCGTATTTGCACTCACTAATATTTTTAACGTTTAGTATTTTAACTTTACTCACACCATTGTCAGTATAAGAAATGTGTATTGTATCAAAGTCATTTAAAATAAAATCATCTTCAAAACCGATTAAACAAACACTATCTTCAAATGTACCTCCATCTATAATCACTCGGCTTTGAAATGAGTCAGAACCATTTACACCATTAGTGGCGTATTTAATTTGTTCACCACTATTAGTGTTTGGTGATACTGTATTAGTTTTTACAATTTCATTGTTTAATAAATAAGCTATTGATTGAACGTTAGAAGTATTTAAAGGTATTGATATTGACGAGTCATCTAATTTTAAAATAGTATTGTTGCTTATAAATACTGGACTAGTTATTATTGGATTAGCACCTTCTTCAAAATATCCATATCCATCAAAACCACAAAATCCGTTTGCAGTATCTGGCTGTATTGTAGTAGTACCAGAACCTCCTACCGCAGTAGATATTACATTAATCCAAACATTTTGTCCTACATATTGTCCATCAAACTCAATCTCTAAATAGTCTCTTATTAATTCGCTAAGTTCAAAAACAACAAAGTCTTTAATACCTATTGGTTCTTTAGTTATTTGATATCTCTTTGTGCTATCTGGCACATTTGCATTTGATACAAAAGTTCCAGTATAAACGTGTAAATCTAGTCTAACAGATGTTAGATTTGTTTTTTCTACCTTAACATAAAAAGGACTTCTTAAGTTTATGTTTGTTGCCATTTTATTTCTTTGTTATATTTACTTGTATTTGTTTTTCAATACCTACTGAGTAAGCTTCTATTAATTCTTGAGGTAATCTTTTAAAAGCTGCTTCAAACGGTTTAGTAAAAAACATACTAGGCTTGATACCTCTGTTGTATATGTTGCTAGCTATGATGTATCCTACTGAATCAAAGCCACCTTTTGCAAATCTACCAGTTGATACTTTCTTTCCGTTTACAGTTTTAGTTTCTCTAAATCTTATATTCTTTTGTTTAGCAAATATTGACATTCGCTTTACAAAATCTTTAAACGTTCCGCTTTTACTGCCACTTCCAAAACGATAAGGAGCATTTGGTGCTTGTTGACCCGTTATCTTTGCGTTTGGCGATACTTTGCTTGGATCATCTCCTTTGACACCTTTGTCTTGAAACTTACCATAATCTTCCATTTCTAGAATAAGCTTAAAGCCTTTAGATGTCTTACTAACTTGACCACCTATTGTGTTATACAAGTCACCACCAGCTTTGTTGTCTCTAGCTAGATTTAATCTGCTTTCATCTATAACAAACTTAGCAAACTGATTTAAAACTTTATCAACTTCTGGATTGACTAGCATATTGTAATATCGTTGTTTACAAATACGTTAAACGTTGCACTCCAACCAGCCATCTTGTTTTCAAATCTTTCATAAAAAGGCTCGCAGTTTGCATTACCATCTAATTGATATTGATCATTGTATAGATTGCCTTTTCTAAGAACTTGTATTAGTTTATTTACAACTTGAAGCTGAGTGTTCAACACGTCTTGTTCGTTATTGTTACCTCTAAAAATATCTGTTGTCTTTTCTTTGCTTTCGTCTACAACGTCCATTGCTAAGACACTAACATTAAAAGTCAATACTGATTCGTCAGCTGTTACGTTATTTATTATAATATGACATAAAGGGAAAATGCTTTGCTTTGATAAGTCAATATCGTATATGTCGCCAGTTGTAACAGTGTTCACGTTTACATCGCTTAGTAGTTGTTGCTCTATTGCTTCAGTTAATAAATAAAAGCCTCTTATTCCTGTATTGCTCATTTAAACTTATTTTTTATTTGTCTTTGTTCTATTTCGTTTTTTTCTTTTTCATACGCTAAATATGTCAAGCACTCGTGAACATTTAATTTAGTGATATGTTTAAATCTTGTAATATCACCTTGAGCGATTGCATAGATTGAATTGTACCAACCCCATTTGGCTGTGAAATTAGATACTGAGCTAAAGTCACCTCGTTCGTTTTCTTGGAAGAGTTCAGTATAATTTTTGATAATTCCGTTCCTAAACTCAAAAAAAAAACTATTGAGCCTAGAACTGCATCTAATGGAAATTCTTTGGCAACTTCATAGTTATCTGGATTATATGACTCAATTACATAACGCTTACCTTTTCGCATCTTAATAGGTCTATATAACACATTCATAGCTCTATGTAAATTATCGTTATCACCGATGAAAGTATCTAGATCAACATACTCACCGAAGCTCATATCCTCAAGACTTGGAATGAATCCGTATTCTTGATTATTTATTTTAAATGTATTTATTAATTGATGTTTAGTATCAAACATATTATTAATAGATGTACAAACTTCAGAGACATCTGTTGCTTTCATACCTCTAGCTACTAAAGGTGACACTCTGCAAAATATCTCTATCATTCGCAAATGCACTTCTGCTTCGTTGTCAAAGTCTATTTTATCAAACTCTTGATATTGATATAATGTGATTTCGTTTAAGCTTGTAGGTATGTTTAATTTATACTCCATATTTATATATAAACGTTTTTAATTTATTTTAGTGATTAAGACACAGCGTATTTACCAAAGTTTGGTCTACTCATTATTGAATATGTAGCGTACCTCACAGCATCTATTATGTGATTGTTTTTATCTACTGGCTTATTTGTTAGCTTACCGCTTCTATCTTCAAGCCATTTATAATTTCTAAACTCTTGTATTGCATTATTACTATCGCTTGTTATATGTATCTTAAAACGCTTTAGTAAGTCTATACCTGCGTTGATACTATCACGACCTTTTAAACTTGGTTGTATATTGTGACCCATTCTTCTAAGTTCATCAATTAATCTTGGTTCAGCTGCATCGAAATAAATAGGACTTCTTCTTTCTACTTCTTGTTTGAAGTGATCGCTTAAGTCTCTTGTTGTCATCATAGTTCTATACAAGTGTTCTTTGATATATAGATTATGATCTTTTTTGTAAACACTCACTAACGTGCTAGGATCGTTTGTGTATCCTGCATCAGCACCATAGCTTATAAGCTCCGCATCGTGTGGTATATTTGAAACTTCTGCATAGTTGAATATAGTAGCTTTAGAAACACCTTTCTCTCCTAGTCCGTATATCTGCCAATATTGCTCGTCTGTTTCTTTTAGTCTTTCAATCTCTCTTACTATGCTAGTGTCTAGAAACTTGTTATCTAAATATGTTGTTTTGTAGAATTCAACATCTTCACGATTAAGAACTTTGTCGTAGATCCAATGATATTCATCTGACGGATTATAATCAAGCACCACTTTTTCAGTTGTACGAAATATAAGTTGTTGCCAATCTTCATAGTCAAGTTCGTTAGCTTCGTTAATGAATAAGAATTCACGTTTACGACCACGTATCTTTTGAGGTTGATCTACTGAAATAAATTCAACTAGATTACCGTCTAAGTTATATTCGCTATTTGATTTATTGTGATTTGCTTCGTCATACTTTTTATGTGTTTTAAGTATATCTATAAAGTCACGCATTACAGAAGAACGCACAGCTGGAAAAGTCTTTCTACAAATAGTTATTGTTTTGCCTTTGTTTGTTTGACAATAGTGAAATATAATATAAAGTAATATATTAAAAGTCTTACCTGATCTAGTACCACCTTGTTCAACTACTATCTTTGAATCACTATCTAGTAAGTGTTCAAATACTACGTTTACATCAACATTCAATTATCTATGTATTTTAATATTTATCTCTTTGTCTGTTGTGTCGTGTTTAACTTCTCTCTTTGTACCGTTTAATCTATGTGCTTCATCATCATCTGCTATGAGTTTCATAAGACCAATTTGTAATGTAGCGTTGTCGCTTGCGTACCATTTAGCTCTCATCTCTATTTTCATATTGATTCGATTCTTTGCTAATTCGCTTTTTATAGTGTCACTTTTGTGTAAATCGTGATCATAAAAAGTTTTTCTAACAAATGGTGTATATGCAAATATATCATTAACAAATATTAAATTATGCTTCTTGATTGCTTCTAAGCTTTGTTCAATTAAATCTTCTGTCTTGTATGCCATAGTTTATGTATTGTATTAATATATAAACATTTCTCTATTATTTTAGTTGTGCATTATATGCTCTATCTTTTCTATTTTATCAGCTGTCATTTTAGACATATTTCTTATTATGTATTTTCTAGCATCTACTAAGTTATCATCTATTAAGCACAAGTGAGCTTTTTGAACTGATTCACTATACTTTTTATATATGTCATAGTTGTTTAAGCTATGTATTAAAGTAGCGTGATGAATTCGTAATCCATTTCTTTTGTATTGATCGCTTATCTGTCTATATTTTAAACCAGCTACTTTTCTTAAGTAGTAAGTTGCTACACTTCTAAGCTCAACAACGTCACGTCTTCTGGTTTTCTCAAATATATTTACGTCTGTAACTTCTTTTATCGTGTTTGCTATCGTTTCTATTTTCATTATATTTTATTATCTATTACTTCTATTAAGTTTCTTAGTTCGCTACGTTCCCATTCTCCTAGATTTACTCCATTGATTAAGAATTTATAGTAGTCTTTTTTATCTGTATTTTTTAGTTCTATATTTATGTACATATTAATCTATTTTATTAAATTCTGCTGTTTGTGTTTCTATTAGTTCTTCTTTGTTTTCAAAGTAGTTGTCTACTAAAGCATCTATCATTACTAGTTCGTCAATAGAAGCTGTTTTAATCTTGTGTATTAAACTATCTATTTTGTTTAGTACATTAGTACACATCTCTGGATTGTTGTTATATATCACATTAAATCCTTGTTGATATTCGCTCTCTAGTATCTTAGAAGTTTTGTTTACTTGATGCTTTACATTCTGTTTAAATGCTTTACTGCCTTGTAGTTCATCGTTTGCTTCTAGCAATAGCTGACTTATCAAAACACTCTTTAAATAGTTTAAGTGTTTATCGCTTATAGTTTCTTTTACTTGTTTTTCTCTATCCATTTTTCTTGTTCATTTCTTAAATAATCAATTTCTCTTTTTAAATAATCTAAAGCTTTTTCTAAATCTTTTACTTCGTCTTCTTTCTTACCCGCTCTAACTAAATATTTTATACAGTTACCTCTGTTAAAATTCAATGCGTAATCTCGAATGAAGTCTATGACATCGTAGCCTTTGCCATTCTCGTAATGTAAATAAGTTGCTCTCATAATTTTACTTTTAATTGGTCTTTAATTTTATTATGCGTTTCTTGTTGAAAAAATAGTTTTAAATGTTCGTCGCTTGTTATTCTATATATTGACTTTATATATTCAGTCTTATTCTTTCTGTCTTTAACTTCTTTTATGTTTTTTATTTCATACACCATTGTCACGCCATCTATTGTCTCACAAGTTTCAGTGTTAACATTTGATCTTACTATAAAGCATTGAATCTTTGTTTTGTCTGTTAAATTTACATCTACATAATTAGCTAGAGTTCTTACAGTATTTATTGAAGTCAAATCACCAGTCTTTTTGTGATCTATAAAGAAAGTATTATAATTGAATTTAGTTAGAACGCAATCTATATCTATGATAGAACGCTTCAGGTCTGTTAGTTCGCTTATTAAATAATTAAATTCATTATTGTGATACGTTGGTTTAAATGCTTTTCTTGTTTTCATTTCTTGTGTTTTTGTTTAATAATCATTGGTGTAGTATGTTTCCACTTTACTGAGTGATGAAGTCTTGGCTTTGTAAAGCCCATCATTCCTACTCTTACACTAGAAGGGTGCATTAGTACACTCATAAAAGACTTTATGTATGTTCCTGATAGTTGATATATATCAGTCATTCCAGAACTTTGGCTTTGTGTTGCTTTTTGCTCAAGACCTATATAAGGCAATGTAAGAAATAAAGCACCTCTTGAAGCTAAACTTGTATAAGTATTAACGTCTTCATTTATAGAACCTACAAACTGAAACTCTCTGTCTGTTGAACATATAAACGAGTTCATACACTTTCTTGAGTTATTGATATAATTTGATATTAGACCGCAACCAGCACCGCCTATGAAGTCACCACCCTGTGCAAACGCTATACTTTTAGCATCTATTGTTT